CGGGGTCTGACGACCGCGATCTTCCACATCGACGAGCCGCCGTTCCAGCCGAATATCGCAATTGCTCTGCCTGCAGCATTGGCGGCAACCGGTGCGGCTGTGGAACGGGCCAAGGCCGCTGGTGCGCCGTATGGGACGATCCTGACGACAACAGCTGGCAAGAAGGACGATAAGGACGGTCGCTTCATCTACAAGCTGTTGGAAGACTCCGCGACTTGGACCGAGAAGTTCTTCGATTGCAAGGATTGGGCTGAACTCGATCGCATGGTTCGTCGCAACAGCCGTGCAGGTCTGTTCCGTATCAATGGCACCTTCAGTCACCGTCAGCTCGGTAAGAGCGATGAATGGCTCAAGCAGAAGATTGAAGAATCGCTGCAAACAGGCGATGACGCGAACCGAGACTACTTCAATCTGTGGACTTCGGGTACGGAAAGCTCGCCGCTCTCCACCGCTATCGCCGAAATGATCGCTTCCTCCCGTCTGGATGAGTTGTACACCTCGATCAGCGATCCAGATGGTTACATCACACGCTGGTACATTCCGGAAGACGAGATCGACTACCGGATGCAAACTGGCAAGTTTGTGCTGGGGATGGATACCTCCGAAGCCGGGGGTGGAGACGACATCTCACTTGTCCTGATGGATGTCGAAACCCTCGACGTCGTCGCAGCGGGCTCCTACAACGAGACGAACCTGATTACGTTCTCGAAGTGGGTGTGCGATACCTTGGTCAAGTACCCGAACATCACGGCCGTTATCGAACGTCGTTCGACTGGTGCGATGCTCCTGGATTACCTGCTTCTGATGCTGCCGAACTACGGCGAAGATCCGTTCAAGCGTATCTTCAACAAGGTCGTGCAGGATTACGACGAGTATCCGGATCGGTACAAGGAAATCAAGGTGCCGATGGGGCGTCGCCCGACTGACATCTTCGTGCGTTACAAGACGACGTTTGGTTTCGCAACGTCAGGTTCGGGTGCCAACAGCCGCACGGCGCTCTACGGTTCGACGTTGCAAGCTGCGGCTCAGCGCGCAGGTATGAAGGTGCACGACAAAATGCTGGCAGGTCAGATTCTGGGCCTCGTGTACAAGAATGGTCGTATCGACCATGAAGACGGTGAACACGACGACTTGGTTATCGGCTGGCTGCTGTGCCACTGGTTCCTCATGCATGGTAAGAACCTGTCGCATTACGGTATCGATCCGCGCCAGGTCATGTGTGCAGTCAAGACACCGCAGCAAGAGTCGAGCGAAGACTTCTTCCGCCGAATGGAGCAACAAACCATCCGCAGTCGCATTGAGGAAATTTACAACAACCTCACTGGCGAACACGATGACTTTGTTGCAGCTCGTTTGGAGCAAGAGCTGCGCATGCTGGACAAGAAGATCATCTTGGAGCAAGACGAAATCTACTCCGTGGATGAACTGATTCGTTCTGCACGTGAGACGAAGAAGAACAAGGTTCGCCACATGAACCTGTATCAGCAGCAACAGCAGAACCAGTTCATCGGGCACAACACCGGCATGCTCGTCACCAGTGACGTGCCGACGACGCACGTGGACATGTTTGGCGCACCTCAAGGCTATGGGGTGTACGGAACAGCCGCTGGTCGTCCCTGGCGGTAAGATGGCATAGAGCCCAGGGGGAAACCCCTGGGCCTTATGACGCCGAAGCGTTAGTTGGTTTGCCAGATCGTCATCGGGCACAGTGCCAATTCGAGATCGTTCTCCGGCGTACGATAGAAGAACTTCACCAGCAGAGTGCTACCAGCCGGAAGTGCTTGCGAAATCGCCAGTTGGCTGTTCCACTGCGAGATCGGGAATTCCACATCGCCCGACGGCAACACGATCGAGAACATGTTTGGAATCGGCGGTACCGTTTCCTGTGTCGGGTCCGTGAGCGGCATCGACGGATAGTAGACCTGATCGAGCCAGGCTTCCTGATCCGAGAGCCCCTGATTGATGTACACCTGCATCAGGTTCTGGTTCACGAACGTCGTCAAGGCATGCGTATTCACGCCGTACGCCGGGTTCTGACCGGGGTTGTACGCGATCGTCCAGTTCGTCCCCGTCTTGTCTGTACCGTCACGATACAGCACGAGGCCGATGGTTTCCGTGAACTGCACGTTCTTGAATGATGGATTAACATCCGAGAGCGTGATCTGTACCTGCAGCTGTTGGTTCACCCCGTAGCCCTTCGGCAGGAATGCCGGAGAGTTGGTGGCGAACTTCACGTACGGCGTTACCAGCATCGCGATATTGCGATCCAGGTTGTACAGGTACCAGTCCAGACGGTAGCCGTTGATCGAGTCCACGAACACCGGTACACAGAAGAGCTTCATCGTGTACGCGCCGTCCATATTCAAGGTCGTGGCCTTGTACGTCTCACTGATGAACGCAGCGTTGCCTGAACCATCGACGTTCGCCGTTGCCCCATACACGATCTCGTTGGGCGAGAGATTGTACTTGAGCACCAGCGGGAACTTCTGACCCACGATGGTGGCGACGTAGTTGTCCAGCCCCATGAGACTGAACTTCGTACCGTCCACCGGCATCTCTGCCGAGGTCCCGTCGCTGTACTGCACGAGACCCATCAGGTTCAGACCGTTCTTCGGCACGTTGATCGGGTAGGCCAGCGTATTCGGATCGCTCGAGGACATGAAAGGCGACGTCATCGAGATACCCGTGACGTACTTCTCCGATGCATCAGTCGTTCGGATGTATGCCGTGTTTTCCACCAGGAGCTGGCGCTTGGAGAGCACCGTGCCATCTGCTGCATAGATGACGACCGTGATGATCTCACCATCTGCCAGCGCGACCTTGGTGTAAAACGGCTTCACCACCTTGATCGAGATGTTCGTGTTACCCGTCACTGATGTCGCCACCAGTTCAAGCGGTACGTTCTCGCCCAGCAGGTTACCAGACTGATCGTAGAACGCACTGATGACCTGGCCTTGCGTGCCGAGGATTGCGCCTCGGAACACCTTCGCGTAGGACGCCATGGTCCCTGCGACTTGCAACCGCACATCGATTGCTGCCCGGAACGGCATGACGCTTTGATCCAGGTAGCAGCGGTACGTATCTGACTGCGTACCCGGTCCAACACCCATCAGGAGATCGGACGGATCAAAAGCGCCGACAGCCATCGACGTGAGCGGCACAAGCGTAGCGATCAGCGTCGTCTGATCGAGTGAAGCGACGCGATACCATTGATTCGAACCGGGCGCGTTGTCGACCACGTAGTCATTCGGGTTCGGAACGTACATGTTCGCACCCGGACCACCCGTGAAGACCTGGTTCAATGCCCAGATCTGAAAACGACCATTGGGGTCGTAAATCGGCACGACGCCATCGGTCCCCGTTACTTGAGCTTGAGACATCAGGTTCCACCCGTGTAAGTTGCAATCTGCACAAAGTTGGCGAGATTCACCAACCCATTCAGATAGAGGTTGACTGCACGCTGCAAGAACCGATAGTGATAGATCGACATCTTCATCACCTGGTTCTGATTGTGCGGCTGAATCGTGACGAAGCGCAAATCAGGCTGGGTAGCCGGTTGCGTTGGGTCCATCTTCAGCAGGTACTCGTACGGCTTGCACAGCGCATACACGACCGAATCGTTGTACTGCTGATACATCCGTGGATCGTCGAGCACACCGGCGTTCATGTCGTAGATCAACTTGCAGCAGAACGGACTGAAGATCGGATAGGACTGCATGATCTGATCTTCACCCGAGGGCTGCGGCATGTCGTAATACTGCGTCATGTACGCTGCTGTTGCATCGTCGATTGCCATTGATGCGGCTCGCATCGTGTACGTATCGGTCTTCGTGAGGCCGCGCAACGGTACGACGATATCCCGTACAAGGTAAGGTGTGCCGTTAAGTGCGTTCGGCACGCTCACCCCTGCCGTGGTTTCTTGGAACTGCAATTGGTTACGGGTCATCAAAGCCCCGTTAACCTGGATGCGCAGCACCTTGTCGTCACGAATGTCGAACTTGTTATTGTCCGAGAGCAGACCGTACTGGATGAAACCCTTGTCATCCTGAGGCGTGCGCGTAAAGTCTGCATTACAGAAGCCCGTAAAGCGAATGTCCACGTGCTGTGTAGGTGCGCCTTGATTCAGGAACGACTTGTTGACGATCATGATCTGTGGAAAGTTCACGAAGTAATCGATCCCCTCCACCAATGCCTTACCGTTCAACCATAGATCGAGTTCACCCATCGGGATTTGCATGACCCAGTTCGTCGTTTGACCGTTTCGAGTCGCACGATGCGACAGGCTAAATTGCAGTAACCCGTCACTGGTCGTCAGATCCAACCCATACCCAAGGAAGTATCGATCCCCACGCACTAGCGTGTAGAACTGCGTCGGATCAACCAACCAAGTCAACGTGCCTGCGATCACTGAGTACTGTGGGCCGCCCGTCACATCCGTCCATTGGTTATTCGGCACACCGTTGACGATAGGACAGGTGTACATCCGGTAATCTACTGCCGGATCGAGCATGAAGCTGGTTGCACCATAGACTTCATCGAGTTGGTTATTCGCCGTCCCCGAAATCAATTCCACAGTCGTAGCAGCCGTGAAAGCGCACGGGTAGGTGGAACCCACTTGGTGTGAAGTCCAACCCAACAGGTGACCGTTCGTATCGTACTCGTAACCCGTCGACTTCGCTTGCAGCCCATACGGTACGTCCACCACGTTCTGGCCCGAGTTGGAGTACACGGCTTGCGGCGTATCTCCCAACACTTTGCTGATCGCGTTGTAGCCCAACGCATTTTCCACCGTCGGTTTGTCGAGCACCGGTACTTGCGCACCCATGATAGCTGCATACGCTGAATTCTCGAGCGTATCCGCACGGAAGTTCTGCAGGTTCGAGTTGATCCCGAGCATCGCACCGAGGATCTTATCGTCGCTCAGTTTGTACAGCTCATGGATACGGTTGTTTTCGAACACCACCGGACGTTCCCAGCCGCCATTGCGAATATGCAGCCGCAAGTAGCAGGACATCGGGTCCCAGCCTTGATCTTGGCAGAACGCGTTAATGTACGCAGGCACTACTGAGTAGTCCTTGTGCGTCACGTTACGCAAACTGTCGCCTGCATTACGGTGATAATACACACCTTGCCAGACATTGGGCCTCGGGTTTTGCACTACAAAGACGTCAATGTCATCTTCGTAGTCGATTTCGTTGATGTTGCCCGGATAGTGCAGCAACCACTTTGCTTTCGCGTCCAAGATCGAATTGAACGAACGCAGATCCGTCATCTTGAAGTCGACGATCTTGTAGATCGACGCGTCATAAACGAACTCCACCACATCGCCCACATTCACCGTGAACAGATTGATCGTGTTCTGCTTATAGCCGTTCACGAAGCAGTACACCGCGCCCGGTTTCGCCTGGTAGGTAGCCAGATCGTTTTGCAGGGCAAGGATGTCATCCGTGTTCAGCGGCGTACGACCCTCGACATAGACTTGTGCTCCCGGTGTCGTCGCTTGCAGCGTCCGATAGAAAGCATTGCTGTAGATCCGCAGGAAGAGCGGCTCCGTGTCGAGGTTGATGTTGATGCGCGGCTGTACTTGCACAGCGACGATCAGGTTGTGATTCTCCGTGACCATGTACCAGCTTTGCGTACGCGGCATTTCCAAGCCGCTATTCGCGTACAGGTCGCAGATGAAGTTTTTCTTGTTACATGCGTCTGCAAACGTGTTCCAGGTCCACTTCGGATAGATCCCGAGCAACAGCGGATTCACTTGCCCGATCGAGTACACATGGAAGCGTACTTTCGGAACCGGGAAGTTCACCGTGGTGTTCTGGACCTTGAAGTAGTTGAACGCTCCCCCCGCAGGCGTCATGCGAGCCAGTTCAAGGATCGCTTGTCGGTCTTGATAGGGAGCGCACCAGATGTTTGACAGGGCATAAGCTTCGAGGAAATCGTAAGCCATATCTGCCTCTAGTGGCTCGCCCCTTTCGGAGCGAGTGGTTCTTACTTACCCGACGTCACGTTGACCAGGTTCACGAGCGCTTGCACGAACTGCTTATTCGCAGCCATGGATTGACGTTCTGCGATCTTGGTGATCTGCGAGTTCTTGAACGTGCGTTCAGTGGCAGCCGCCATCATGATGGTGAGCCAGGTCGGCGGGTGTTCGAGTGCAACGAAGAGCAGCTCAGCCGCGTTCGGACCGCCGAACCAGGTCTTGCTCAGAATGCCTGCGAGCACGCCGATGTTCAGCTCGTGCAGACGTACACTGCCCGTCACTTCTTGGGCCTTCTCGCAGAATTCCTTCACACCCGAGATCGGTGCACTGAATTGATCCACCACGTCGAGCACGTCTTCGGCTTTGGCACGCGTAGCCTTCACAATGGCTTGCACCATGCGAATCGTGTCACGCTCTTGCAGCTCCTTCAGGTCGGTGAAGTTCGACTGATAGAAGAAACCGGTCAGAATGGCAAGCTTCATTTGCTCGAGCGGATCGAGCGCAAAGCGTCGTGCCACGTTCTCACTGATCCACGAACAGTAGACGCTCATCGGCAGCGAGGACACATCGCGCAGAATCTGTGCAGGATGGCTGATCCAGATCTGGTTAAGCTTGGCGCGGAAAACGAGCAGGTCGTATTCCACGCCGTTGCGTACCGCGAACTGACGCTGATGGTGGTCCCATTTGCCGAACGGACGGGCGTCGATAGCGAGTTGCAGTGACGGACTCGGCATGCCGTCGAAACGGTTTTCCAACACGATCGGATGCATGAAAGACGGGATGCCTGCGGAGAGCGCGTCGGCCCCGTCGACACGAAGAATCGACGTTTCGGGTACCGGGCTCAGCCAACCCATGGTCATTGACTTCTTGATTTCAGCGAGAAGCTTGTCGACCGCAAAGCCCTCGCAGGCCTTGGTATCGTAGGCCGAACGGAAAATACTCATGGTTCATCCCAGTGTAGTTGGGTCATAAGACCGGAAGAATAAGAGATTCGTGTGAAAACTTACCGCCATCCTATGGCGATTTTTACTCGAGCAGCTCTATGCTGTTTCTCAGCTCTCGTTTGGACCTCGCTCAGCAGCCCTCGGCGGAATAAATTTTAAATACTTATGACTGACATTTTCCTGCAGCTGGTGTTTTTGACCAACTGAATGGAGGGATAGGGTCAGCCTCACCAGAGGACGCCAGGATGTTTAGCATCGTCTTCGAAACCATACCATTCAACTAAGGAATCGCGAAATGGCGAATGCAATTATCAACGCCGCTCCGATGACGAACATGCTCGGCGTGCAGGATAACAGCACGCGGGCCCTGGTTCCGATTCCGGAGAACCTGCCGACCCACCTGGCGAAGGTCTATCTGTTCACGCAGACCGGCCCTGGCCCCAACCAGCCGCAATTGGTGGTCGGCGACTCGATGACGCAAATGTACGGCGCGGATTCGTTCAACCCGCTCAAACCGTACTACAACCACCAGACGGCACTGGTCACGGAAGCTCTGAATCCGGCGGCCAACCAGATGATGATCGAGCGCGTGATTCCGCCGGATGCGGCTCCTCGCGCAAACGTGCGTGTGTACTTGGACGTGCTCCCCACACAGATCCAGCAGTACCAACGCAACATCGACGGTTCGATCAAGACCGACTCGAGTGGCAACCCCGTACCGGTGACCGGCGCAGGTGCGAAACTCGCAGGCTTCCAAGTCAAGTGGGTGACTGCGTACATCGCCCCGGACCAAGACGGCAACAGCATGTTCGGTGCGGGTGTCGAGATTGCAGGTGACCAGACCGATGCAACGTCGAACACGCAGTCGCAACGCTTCCCGATCTTCGATCTCGAAGTGTCGCACATCGGTGCCGCAGGCAACTGGAACGGTTTCCGTATGTGGGCGCCGACGTCGGTCTCTAGCACGCCGATCAACGAGACGTACCTGACGCAAGACGGTGTGTATCCGTTCCGCTTTGCGTTCGCGCAGAAGAGCTCGGCTAACAGCACCTCCGCCATCGTGGCAGGCAACGACGGTTCGCAGTACTACGATCTGACGTTCAAGCCAAACACGGTCGACCAGACGTCGACGCAACAGCTGTACATCGGTGACCGCCTGCTCCAGGCGTATCAGAACCTGAGCCCGGCTGGTGGCCAAGTTCCGCAATGGGGTCCGTTCGGTCGTCTGCACGTGTACGACGACAACGTCGCGACGCTGCTGCAGGAGTTCTACACGGCGGAATTCGCGAACCCGGTTGCGGGTTTCACGGACTTCACTGGTGCAGCGAACGAAGAGTACCTGTTCAACTTCGTCTCGGGTGTTTCGAGCCAGAACGTGCCTTACAACACGTTCCAAGTCGTGACGCAAGCGTCGAACGCAGTGCGCTTCACGCAGAACACCACGGTGTACGCATCGGGTGGTTCGGACGGCACGATGAACGACACGACGTTCGCGTCGCTCGTCTCGGCTGCTGTCGCGGGTTACGCAGACCCGAACAGCTATCTGCAGGATACGGCGACGTTCCCGGAATCGATCATCTACGATACCGGCTTCCCGCTGCAGACGAAGTACGACCTGTGTCAGTTCATCAGTGTCCGTAAGGATACGTTCGTGGTCCTCGGCACGCACGACGTGATCGCCAACGCAGTCACGCCGCTGACGGCTTCGCAGGAATCGGCACTCGCGGTCGCTCTGCGCACGCGTTTGCAGATGTATCCGGAGTCGGACTACTTCGGCACGGCTACGATGCGCGGCATGATCCTCGGCCGCTCGGGTACGCTCATCTCGAGCCTGTACAAGAAGCGTCTGCCGATGACGATTGAGTTTGCTGCGAAGGCTGCGAAGTACATGGGTTCGGGCGACGGCGTGTGGAAGAACGTGTACTCGTTCGACCAAGACCCGCTGAACCAAGTGACGCTGATGACGAACATCAACGTGACGTCCACCCCGGCCTCGGTGCGCAACTCCGACTGGGACAACGGTCTGGTCTGGGTGGAAGCGTACGGTCGTCGTTCGTTCTACTTCCCGGCCTTCAAGACCGTGTACAACAACGACACGTCGGTGCTCACCAGCTTCTTCACGGCCATGGGCTGCGTGGAGTTGGAGAAGGTCGGCGATCGTATCCGTCGCAAGTTCTCGGGCAACAGCAAGCTGTCCCCGAACCAACTGGTGGATCGCGTCAACAAGGAAGCGGTCAAGCAGACCAATCAGCGTTTCGATGGTCGCTTCACCATCATCCCGAAGACGTACTTCACGGATGCGGATGCGGCACGCGGCTACAGCTGGACGCTGATGCTGCAGATCTACGCGAACAACATGCCGACGGTGGAAACGCTGATCATCCAGGCAAACCGTTCGACGGATCTCCAGACGACGGCTGGTGGTACGGCGGCGACGCTGGTGGCCAACTAAGGACATCGGCGGGGTACGAGGGGAGCAATCCCCTCGTCGTCACTTAGGATTTAAGAACAGGAGCTTTACATGAGCCGTATCGCACAAACGCTGATGCCGCAGGGCTACGCGTTCGGGCAAGGCGTCAACATCCCGATGGCCGATCTGCAGTACTCCGGCCAGATGGGCTACGCTCCCGACCTCACCGAGTGGGTCGGCAACCAAGCGTACGTTCGCCGCAACCTGATCGCACTGCTGGTCGAAGCACCGTCGGCGTTCGCCGATCTGCCGAATCCGGACTACTGGATCGGCACGCTGCGCGCCCTGATCGAGCTGCATCCGCTCTCGATCACCGGTCTGCAGTCCACCCTCACGGTCGACACGGTCGACGGCAACCCCGTCGGCGGCGGTGGTCAGGTCCAGGAAGAATTCACGGACGTGAAGGAAAGCCGTTCCCAGCCGCAGTTCCGCTGGAATGAGAAGTACGGCATGCCGATCAACCGCTTCCTGCGCGGTTGGATTCAGTACTGTATCATGGACCCGAACTCGAAGGTCGCCTCGATCAACACGATCGCGGGCAACAACGTGACGGACATGCTGCCGGATCGGTACACGATGACCTGCTCGTTCATTGAGCCGGACCCGACGCACACGAAGGTGAACAAATCGTGGCTCGTCACGAACATGTTCCCGAAGAGCTCGGGCGAAGTCACGGGTCAGCGCGACCTGAACGCCGGTGGCGAAATCGTGGCCTACGACGTGGAATTCGCAGGTATCGCCCAGTTCGGTCTGGGTGTCGACGCGTTCTCCCAGATGCTGCTCAACGGCATCAACATCACGGGCGCGAACCCGTACGAGCGTGCACCGTTCGTCGACGCGATTGCTGCTGACGTCCAGGCTCAGAGCCAGACTGGCTACCAGACGAACATCTCCGACCTCGCGGCTGGAGCAGACGAAGTTCGTTCGGGTAACATCGGTAGCGGCACAACCGTCAGCGCTTCGATTACCTTCTAAGGTTCATTAGGACCAAAAAAGAAGGAATGTCATAGAGCCAGGAGACCCGAAGGTCTCCTGGCTCTTATGCCGCCGTCACGGATAAATGCGTTTGAACTGATCGGTGCGTCGATAGCATTTTTCGACCGCATCGTACTTCATGTTTGCAGGTGCGAGTTTGTTATAAACACTCAGATCCTTGGATGCTTGAGGGATGGAGATCCCAAAATAATCCGCCAAAGCCGCCCGCTGAATCGTTCCATAGTGACCGAGCAAAAAGTCGATCAGGCGCATGCGCTGTTCAATCGCGTAATTCAATCTACTCGTACTCCTTTTGTTTAAGATACCGCCGTTTCTTCTTCGCCAAGCGGTTCGTTTTCGAGCCACTTGTTCGAGATCACCTTGAATGACTCGCCAGTCTCGTGGTTCTTCAGCACCAGACCCTCGCGAAGCACACCTTCGACCCCAAGTGCCGACTTACCATCAGCCATCTTGATCAACGTTGCCATGTCTGCCGGAAGCTTCATCCGAGCCGTATCGACAGGAATGTATTTCAGCTTCAGAAGACCAGCAATGATCTTCACCTCGTCCGGCGTGTACTTGTAGTTACCGTTTCCGTACGCACGGTACATGAAGAACTGGTTCACCGGGAAGCCTTCTGCACCGCCGTTGAAGTCCGGTCCAACCATTTCGCCCTGGATGGCAATCTTCTTACCATTCAGGAATGCTGCTTCACCGACGAGCATCTTTTCAGTAGCTACCCAGTTGAGCGCCTTCACGTTGTTAACGACGTCGTTCTCGATCATCCACTTCACGAGCGGCACGCTCTTTGGATCGTACTCGGTCTTCCACTTGGGCACCGTACAAGCACCGCCTCGCAGACGGCGCGGAATGAAACGCATCCAGTCGGAGAGGAACACGCGAAACGATTCCTTACGAGTGTACGGCACGGGTTCCGTACGCAGGGAGAAGTTACGCTGAGCGATCCCGATGAGATCCGTATCCAGATCCGAATAGACCATCGACGATTCACCGTTCAGCTTGATGGAAGCTTCCCAGTCTTCGTCGCGCGAGCGCAGCTTCTCGTATTCCTTCTTACCGAGATTCTGCAGGCGCTCTTCTTCGGACTTGACGTGTCCGCGCGGGAAGTCCATAAGACCATCAACGATAATGCCATCGATGAGCTTCATGCGCAGTTTCCACCACCAGCTCTTGGTCCCGCGCCCGCTGGCTTCACGCGCTTCTTCCGCCAGACGGCGCAGATACAGCTTATACTCGGCGGCGTTCACGAACTTCATGACGTTCAGTTCAGCTGTGAGGTCCACTTCGACATCTCCCTTCGCTGCACCCGTTGCCGCCTTGAGCAACGCCGGGATGCTCTCGAGGTTCTTCAGTTGCATGAGCAGGCCTTGCGAGAGCGTCGAGCGCAACTTGAGCGTC